GCAAATGATTATGACCCAGAATAGTTGTGCATATGCATCGCAGTGGCCAAAATTGAGCGAAGCTACAAACGGCATGGATCCTGCTTTGCTCAACGACATTAGTCGCAATCCATCTTTCTATAGTGTTGAAGTTCAAATTGAGTTTGCGGACTATGATGCATTTTGCAATGAATGGGAACAGTGGTCAATTGACCAAGACTTAGAAAAGATGGGATACTAAAATGAACCTTGCTGTTGGCTCTGAAGTAACAATCAAAGTTGAAAATGTAATGTGGCCAAGACGAGCTGCATATGCCTTTCCAATTTCAGAGTTTAACACTTACACTGGAACCATAGTCCATGAAAAATGGTTTGGACCAGATCAAATAGGTTTAACCACTGGCCAAAAAACAGGCTTCACTTTTCGTGTAATAGAAAAGAAAAGGATAGTAGAAGTCAATGGAAAAAAATCAGCAGTCCAGACTCCCAAGAAAAGCCCAATACTTCAAATTGAAGTGGCAGGCTCAAAAGGAAGTGTTTACCAAGTTGTCCAAGACCACAACGGAACATCATGCACTTGTCCAGGCTATAAATTTCGAGGAGCATGTAAACACCTGGAGCTGCTTGCAGCATGAAACGGATTAAAGACGGATTCGTTGCAGTCTTGATATCACCTGATTATGGTTCAAGCTGGAGCCAATCCAATGTATCAAGAGATAACGATGATGCTCTGTTTGATTGTCACATTGTTGACATTCTACTAGATGAAAAATTAAAGCCTGAAGAAAAAGATCAGCAAATAAGGTCTTATTGTAATATCGTAGATTATTATTACTCTGGTGATTTAGAAGTAGCCTGGGTCCCAGTTGGATCAAAGTTTAGGATACACGAATACGATGGATCTGAACAGATAGTTTTTGAAAAAGACCAAAAATGGTTTACTGCTTAGGAGAAAACAATGTCTGGATGGCAATCAAAGAAGCTCGTTTCAGCTGAACGATGGGAAGGTGGTACAGGGCCACGCGGTTTAATCTTACTCCACTTTAAGCAAGGAGGATCAGATAAAATTTGGGGTTACTCCATTGAACAGGATCGTACTGCTCTAGCATTTTGGGGTAGAACTAAAGGCTCATTGGCTTTCAAACATCACAAGAATATATGGGATGCCGGCGAAGTTATGCGGTCCAAAACAGCTAAAGGCTATGTTGATATTGACGATGAAGACCAAATTACCAAACTTCTTCCAGATGATTTTGAAGGCCAGTTAATGTTGGCTCGACTGGGCCAAGTTAAATTTGCCCTAAGCTAAAAAAAATAAAAAAAGTAAAAAAGTGGTTGACCTTTTGAACAGCATACCGTATACTACAAATACTGAAGCAATGATGCTTCGTATCCGACAGCAAGCGGATTACTTGCTAAAATTGTAACAGACACACACTAGGAGAAACATATGACTGAGAAGCTTTTTACCGTTGCTGGCTACAGCACTAAGGACAATAAGATTAAGGCTCGTTTTGCTACGGATATGACCCGTATCAAGACCTTGCTCAAGACTGGACATTCAGATATCCAGCTCTACGAGCTTGCTAAGCCGCTTAACAAGGTTGAAGCCTTGCAGTATCTTGTCGCCAAGAATATCCCTGGCGCCGCAGGTGTTGCGATTGCTGAAGAGCTTGCCAAGCGTACCAAGCGTTCCGTTTCTGATCTTATTAAGACGGATCCAGCTTCCAAGGTTGCCTAATTAACTTTGGGCCTCTTGGGGGCGGGCTAAAGCCCCCTATTTTTTCTATAATGTTGGAGCCATGCATGTATAAGATTATCGACGAACTTTCTCTTACTTCCAGTAAGCTTAGTAAGGAGGCAATCATACTTCGTGAGGCGCAATCAGGCAATACGGAATTCTTTAACGGATTCCGTATGGCATATGATCCAATGATTACTTTTGGTGTCAAACAGGTTCCAGAAAAGCTAACACCAAATAGAACTGGTGATGCTTTTAACTGGAATAATTTTGTTCAATTGTCCAATGCATTAAGCACTAGGCAGTTAACCGGTCACGATGCTAGGGATGCCATTGAAGATGCAATGAATCGCTCTACTGTTGCAGACTGGAATGGATGGTATCGAAGGATCCTTATTAAGGACATGCGATGCGGTACAAGCTAAGGCACTGTTAATCGCGTTACAGAAAAGAAGTTTCCGCAGTTCGCCATTCCGCTGTTTGAATGCCAGCTCGCACACGATGGAGCAAAGCACGAAAGCAAAGTATCTGGAATCAAGTTGATTGAAGTTAAACTTGATGGAGTTAGGGTAATCACTGTAGTCTATCCCGACGGACGAGTTGATCAGTTTAGTCGTAATGGTAAAGAACTTGTAAACTTCCCGCATGTTAAAGAGCAAATTGCAAAAATTGCACATTCCTTTGTTGAGCCCATGGTGCTGGACGGTGAAGTAATGTCTAGTAGTTTCCAAGACCTTATGCGGCAAGTTCATCGTAAGAGCGATGTTGATGCCAAAGATGCAGTACTACACCTGTTTGATATGCTTCCTCTTGCATCGTTTAAGCAAGGAATTCACAAAGAATTCCAGTATAAGCGAAGCGATCGTTTACGCAAGTGGAAAGAAGATTGTTCAAAGCAGACTCCTAACATTACGGTACTAGGACAAGAACTTGTTGATTTAGATTCTGAATCTGGTAGAGAAAGATTTAAATCAATCAATGCCACTGCGATTGCCGGAGGCTACGAAGGTATTATGATTAAGGATGTTTCTGCTTTTTACGAATGCAAGCGATCTTCTGCTTGGCTTAAACAGAAACCTTTTATTGAAGTATCTTTGGAGGTAATTAATGTTGAAGAAGGCACTGGCAAGAATGTGGGACGACTTGGAGCACTTGTTTGCTCCGGTATGGACGACGGGAAGCTCATTACCGTCAATGTTGGTAGCGGCTTTAGCGATGATCTTAGAGATAGCGTTTGGAATGACCGTAATTTGGTTGTTGGCCAAATTGTTGAAGTCCGTGCTGACGCAGTAACACAAAATCAGGACAGCACTTATAGTTTGCGTTTCCCTCGTTTTCTAAGATTTCGAGGATTTGTGCCAGGCGAAAAACTTTAAGCGGCGAACAACCAGCGCATACTTAGGTTAAGTATGCGTATGGACATAATTAATAGCGATTACAAGTTTGGATGGGCAAGCGAGCTTGATGAGTTTCGCTTGCCTCCTGGTTTAGATACTACAACTGTTACTAAGATTAGTAGTATCAAAGAAGAGCCAGAATGGCTGCTAATGTGGCGTCAATCGGCCTTCCGTTGTTGGTCTACTCTTGAAGAGCCAATTTGGGCCGACATAAAAATGCCCAAGCAAGATTTACAAAAAATTAGTTTCTTTAGCAAACCTAAAAAGAAATCCAAAGAAGATATTGATCCAGCAGTATACGAGGAGTTTGATCGTCTTGGTATACCATTAAAAGAACAGGATTGGCTTGCTGGTGTTGCAGTTGATGCGGTGTTAGACAGCGAAAGTATTGTTACTACCCACAAAGAAAAGTTAAAAGAATTAGGAATTATTTTTTGTAGTATTAGCGAAGCAGTCAAACAACATTCCGAGCTTGTAAAAACTTTCCTTGGTAGTGTAGTTCCTCCATCTGACAATTACTGGGCTGCATTAAACAGCGCAGTTTTTTCAGATGGAAGCTTTGTTTATATTCCTCCGGGTGTATCTTGCCCAATGGAATTGTCTACCTATTTTAGGATTAATGCACAAGGCACAGGACAGTTTGAAAGAACTTTGATTATCGCAGATAAAGGCAGCAAGGTTAGCTACCTAGAAGGATGCACCGCACCTAAGCGCGATGAAAATCAATTGCATGCTGCTGTAGTAGAATTAATTGCATTGGAAGATGCAGAAATCAAATATAGCACAGTACAAAATTGGTATCCAGGAGATACAGAAGGCAAAGGTGGTATATTTAATCTAGTAACCAAACGGGGAAGGTGTGCAGGCGCCCGTAGCAAGATTATTTGGACACAAGTTGAAACAGGTTCAGCAGTTACCTGGAAGTATCCCAGTTGTGTGCTTGAAGGCAAAGATTCAGTTGGAGAGTTTTATAGTGTAGCAGTTACTAGAGACCACCAGCAAGCTGATACTGGAACCAAGATGTTACACATTGGAGAAGGTACTCGAAGCGTGATTATTGCCAAAGGTATTAGCGCAAACACAAGCACAAATACCTATCGTAGTAATGTATGGATTGGACCAAACGCAAAAAATTCAAGGAATACCACACGCTGTGATAGCCTATTGCTAGGATCTGGTAATACTGCAAGCACCGTTCCTGTTGTTAGCAGCCAAAACGATTCTTCTTCTGTTGAACACGAAGCAAGTACAGGAAGAATTAGCGATGACCAGCTTTGGTATCTTGGGTTAAGAGGATATTCAGAAGAACAAGCAAGCCGTATGTTAGTTGGCGGATTTGTTAGAGATGTATTAAAAAGATTGCCATTAGAATTTGCAGCTGAAGCTGATAGATTATTAAGCGTTAAATTAGAAGGAGCTATTGGATAATGCTAGACATTAAAAACTTAAATGTGTTTGCCAATGGCATACAAATTTTACACAACATTAATCTTACAGTTAACGAAGGTGAACGGCATGTTATCATGGGACGCAATGGTTCAGGAAAAAGCACATTGTTGAATGCTGTCATGGGTCGTCCAGGACTGGAAGTTACCGGACAGGTAAAATTTCTTGACATAGAAAATATCTTAGATATTCCAGTTGATCAAAGAGTTGCAGCAGGGATATTTTTAAGCGTACAGTCGCCGCCTGAACTTGCAGGTATTGGTAATGCAAGATTGTTACAGGGTGGACTAGAAGCAATAGGACACAATGTAAATTTAAGTGAGCTACTAACTAAAATAAATCAATTGGGGAAAGAGCTAGCGTTACCAGACAGATGGGCTATGAGGGCGTTCAATGTAGGAGCAAGTGGTGGCGAAAGAAAAAAGAACGAATTGCTACACTTGATGATATTAAACGCAAAACTATGCTTACTTGATGAACTTGAGGCTGGACTTGATGTTGACGCTGGATTACTTGTTAATAATATGCTTAAAGACACTTTGATGACAATGCTTATGGTTAGCCATAATCCGTTAATTTCACCAACTGATGTGCATATCATGCATA